ATTGCAGCAGGAACTATTTTACCTGATGAGGGTGCATTTGGATACGCGGGAACAGCTCTTAAGACTTACGGAACACTCCGTCTTGCTCAGGTAGGTGGTGCTGGAGCAAAGTGGGCTGGCAAGATTCTTGGTTCCGAGGAAACGGCATCAAAGATTGTCCAAGAAGCTCTTCGCAACGCTGAAGTTCAAGGGGCAGAGCGTTTGGCAGTTAAGCTCATTAAGAACATTCCTGACCCTGTAGTTCGCATGACTCGCAAGGTCATGGATGGCGCGATGATTCCTGCTGCTATTGGAGCCACACTTAGCGGCGCACAGGAAGCCTCTGATCCGTTCAGCACTCCTCTCAGTATAGCACAAGCAACCGTGCAAGGCGGAGCTGCCGGGGCTGCTGCTGGTGGCCTTATCAGTGGGGGCATTGGCATTGTGCCTGAGTTCACCGGAAAAGCCGCGGAGCAGGCTTTTGTGCGCGAGATCCTTACTGATCTAACGACTCGCCCGCAGGAACGGTCATTCGTTATCGGCAATCAGGACGTCCGCATCCCTGACGACATCCAGAACAGGCTCAACGTCCTCAACTCTGACACAATGACGACACGTCAGAAGGCGTCCCTGTTTGGCATCCTCGACAGTGCCGAGCACGCTGGCGTTGATGTGGCATTTATCAACGATGCCACACCTCTTCCTGATGCCTTGGGCGGCTCTGGAGCCAACATGGGCAAAGGTGTCAAGTTCGTTAACGACGCCGGCAAGACAACCATCTTTGTAAACGCTGACCAGATTAACCACACCGGCGCGATTCACGAGGTAATGCACGCTTACATTAGTGACCAAGTGGCCACTGACTTTGTGCGGAACCTGTCAAAGGAGCGTGGCGGCGAGTTGGGTGCGTTTCAGGAACTGGGCGCGATGGCTCAGAAATATTACGACACCCAAGTACAGACCAATCCTGCCGCGGCTGAGCAGATCAAGGCGAACATCGATCGGATGAATGATCCGCAGGTTCCGCTTCAGGACCGCCTTGTGGCCGCTACGAACCTGGCGCATGAGTACATTGCTGAAGGCATGGCGCAGGGCTTGTCTAACGTCAAGCCAGAGTCCCTGCAAGACTTCCGTGGCTCTGCGATCTCTGCTGTTGCTGACAGGGCTTTCCGCGGTGCTTTGGAGAAAGTCTACATGGCAACTGGCATGAGTTCCGTTGGCGCAACTCACGATCCTATCTCAGGCCACTTCTTCAAGGACGGCAAGATCATCAGCAGCCAGCCTTTGGCTGAGATGACCAAGAAGGTCCGCGCTGCCATTAACACACGCACTCAGGTGCCTGTCAGCCCTGAGGCTGCTGCTCGTCCTTTTGTGGAGACGGTTCCAAAGGATGTGCCTATCGTTGGCGAAACCATGCAGACCGGCGGGCGCGTTGTTGCTGTGGAGCCGCGGGCAACCTACGAGGACACTCATCCTAACGGTGCACTAACGACTTCAAGCGAGAAAACTAAGTACCACAAAATGGTATACGAACAGGCTGCTCAGCTTCTGGGCTCGCAGAATCCTGATGCTGTTTTGATTCAACAGGGTGTTTATCCTGGCAACATTACTACGGGCACTCCGATTATCTACACGGACAAGCTGACTCCTCAGTATGTTTCTGCACTCTTTCAGATTCAAACTCAGCACGGAACTCCGCTGATTGCGCCAGAGAATCGCGAGGCTGTTGCTCGCTTTGCTCAGGCACTTAATGATGGTCACCTTGTGACGGTAACTCACAGTGTAAACGTGGGAAAGTCCACTGGGAAGGACCGTGGATACACTGCCAGAATTGATCAGGTTGGGTTGCCAATGGCGTTCAGCATGACCAGCGGCAAGAAAGGTTCTGGCCCCAAGATGGAGTTCTTTAACCTGTCGCTTGTCAACGACATGATCAATCTGAACCGGACTTACTCTCCGGCGATTGACACGGCACTCAGGGAGTTGCGCGTCAACTCACTGGATGATGTAATCCCGTATGCCAAAGCGTACATTGACAATCTAAGCTCTACAGGATCGCTGCCATCAGCTAGAGCATTGGCTGCTGTGGCTCCAGAGGGAGCCAGTATCAAGAATCTGGAGTTTATGCGCGACATGCTGCACATGTCTAGCGCCGTGGAGCCAAGGGCAAAGAGAGGCGAAGCTCGCATTAACGAGCCGTACATGGACCCAAGGCAGTTTCGGAATGTTCCAAACCCAGAGATTGAAGCTGTCACTCCTCAAGGAGAAAGATTTAGAACCAGGCTCAATCGTGAGCGTGTTGGCATTCAAAGCATACGTCTGGATGGGATTAACGATGTGCAGCTTTACCAACCCAATGGTCAGCCTGTGCAGGTCAACGTCAATAAGCCACAGCTTGTAAACAAGATTCGCGCAAACTTCAGCCCTGCTACATCAAAGCGCGAGGTGCTGCCCGGAGGCGAGACTGTCACGGACACGACTACTGGTGAGCGGATGATCATCTCGCCAAAGGGCAAGGTGAAGTTGTTTAGTGCTGACGGCAAGCTGGCCGGTGTCTTCGAGGACGAAGAGGCTGCTGTGCTCAAGAGCAATCAGGATAAGCTGCGCGCAAACAAGACCGCAAGGTCAGGTGGTGCTGTTGGGGGCAAGGCAATCACAGTTGCCTACGTTTCAAACACTCTAAATCCAGGTGAGTCGATTCTTAACTTTGGCGCGGGAGTGCCTGATAAGCAGACAGGAAAGTATCTACACTCCGAAACATTAAGGGCTGCCGGTGGCAATGTTAAGGAGTATGATTTTGGCAGGAATCAAGTAGGCCAACTTGGCGAGAAGTTTGACACTGTGTTTGCGTCAAACGTGCTCAACGTGCAGGCAGACAGGGCCATGCTTGACTCAACTCTGTCCCAAATCTGGAGCAGCGTTGGCGCAGATGGAAGGGCGGTGTTTAACTACCCAGCAAGCCCGCGGTACTTGGACATGCGACCATCCGAGGTTGCTACTGCGATCAAAGATGTGACTGGGATTACCCCGCAACGAGTTGGGGGCACAAGCTCAACGCCGCTTTGGGAGGTAAACAAAAAGCAGCAGATCCGCTTCTCTCCCAGCAGAACCGCCGCGGAGCGCCGTGCTGCCGAAAGAGCTACTGAAGAGCGCAGGTACGGCATGAGTTCATATGAGGCTCCTGTCTCGATGATTCTAAACGAAGGCGAAGAGATCAGCAGGGCTATGAACGAGATCGTTCGTGAAGGGACACCCACCCTTGCTGGCAAGGTCGCAGATCCTGAGCTTTCTGAAAGGCTTCTTGCATCACAGGCTGTAGTTGAGCAGGCCCAAAAAGAAGACGTCCTTGGCAGGAAGGTCAGCGCAGTTGCACGCAAGCGCAGGGAAATCCAACGCAGGCAGGCTGAGATTGAGGCTGCTGTGGCTAAGCGAGAAGCGGAAGGCACTATCGGCCCAGTGCCGGTTGGCTTGCGTCCGCTACCAGAGACTCGCACACTTAAGGCGTTTGAAGACCTGCGTGGAGGCAGTCCAACAAAACTTCCGTCTGAACTTAAGGTGACTCCTGAGCAGTTGCGCCAGGTCTTCCGCAATCTTGACGTTGAAGAATTCCCAACTCCACAAGAAGCATCTCCTGCTGTCACGGATCTCATCTCCCAGAAAACGCCTCGCTCTGAGATCACGCACCGCACTGTGCTTGGCAAGATTCAGAATGATGCAGCCAAAGCTGCCAGAGTTGGCGACATGAAGATCGACCAAATGCTCAAAGCCATGGGCGAAAAGCGTGAGGCCATGTTTGACGCTGAGCTTGCCCGCGTCAGGAACAAGTTTGACACAATGGAATTGCAGGGCAAGGCAGAGGAAGCTCGCCAGGCTGGTATTGATCCTGAGATTGTGCGCCTTCGCAACGAGCACTTCGCCAACGTGCAGCAGCAGATTGCTCAGGCTGCTGAGCCAGCTCCGCTTAACAGTGGCACGACTGAGCCACCGGCACAGACGCTGCTGCCTAACATGGCTACCGCTGCTGATGATCCGCGAATCCCGCGGGACGTTGTTATTCAAGCCGTCCGTGGTAAGTTTAAGATCTGGTCAATTGGCCGGCAGTCTGTACAGGCTGTCACTGATACCTACCAAGAGGCGCTCAAAAAAGCGCAAGCAATTCAACTCAAACGCAGAAAGAAACAAAATGCCGCTTAAACAATCACCCACCGAAAAGGCGTTCGTTCAGAACATCCGCACTGAGATCGCAGCCGGGAAGCCACCCAAGCAGGCTGCTGCCATTGCCTATTCCGTCCAGAAGGAAGCTGCCAAAAAGCAGGCTGCTGCAAAAAAGCGGTAAAGTTTTCTTGAACCGCTGCCGATTTGAGAGTTGTCTGCCAACCAGCGGTGGTTGATGCGGGGGCTGTCGCCCTTGCCCATTGCTGAAGACACCAAAAAGAAACCATGAAAATCGCAAAAATAGCTGACTTGGCCAATCTGGCCGACGGTTCGATCATAGGGGAGATGAGCGTGCAGGTGAAAACTGCATTCCCACCCAAGACTGGTGAAGGGAAATTTGGACCCTGGCGCGTACAGGCTGTCATCCTCAAGGATTCCACTGGAGAAACCCGGGCATCCTTCTGGACTAAGGACGAGATGAAGGATCTGGTGGGCCAGACCATCACTATTCGCTCACAAGGTGGCGCAAAGGGCCTTCAGGGCTTGTCCGTCAAGTTCAACTCACACTCGAACGCGAACGAGCTGAACGTTACCGACAAGGCTGCCATCATCGACTCTGCTGCCGGTGCATTCCGCCAGGCTGAGACTGCTGCCAAAGTGAACACTGCTATCTCCAGTGGTCAAGGTGGTGGCACTCCTGCCGATGCCAAGCGCCTTGTGTTCCAGCGCGCACAATTGTACGTGCAGTGCGCTGCCGCCGCCAAGTGGGCTGCGCAGGAAGCTGGCATCACTAGCACTGAAGAGGTCCAAGCCATTCGTGCTTCGATCTTCATCAGCGCCGACAAGGCTAACCTATGGAGCTGCTTCCCCGCCACCGCTGCCAAGCCAGTTCCGGCAGAAGTGCCTGACGAGATCCCCATGGGTGACGATGTTGACGAGTTCAGCAAAGAAGCCGGATGGTAAACTCTCGCGCCAAAGGATGCCGCGGAGAACGGATGTGGCGCGATGAACTCCGCGAGGCTGGCTTCACCGCAAGGCGAGGCCAGCAGTTTGCTGGAGGCACTGACTCGCCTGACGTCATCTGCGAGGAGTTACGAAACCTACACATGGAAGTCAAATGTGTGGAGGCCTTGAACCTCGACAAGGCTTGCGAACAAGCTGAACGGGATGCTGGTCTGAAAGCCTGGATCGTTGCTCACAAGAAGAACCGCAAGCACTGGAAGGTGACCATGGACGCTGGCTTCTTCTTTCAACTCCTTCGGGAGGGCATGGACTGCCTTCCCAAATAGAACTCGGCCAGAGTGTGCGAGTGTTGCCGCGCATAAAAGGATAGCAACGCCAGGGGCTGCGCATCTGTCCAACACGCAGACCAACCAAACAAACTATATGGCTAAAACAAACGGAGAAACTACAAGACTAAAGCGGGTGTCGCCACAACAGTGGCGCTCTAGAGTGGCTGCACTGCCGCTCAAAATACGGACAGAGGTTGCCCACGTTATCTGGTGGGACTGGTTTGGAGGCCGGCACGTCACAGAGCGGTGGCCTGACTTGGACACGTTCATCAAGCGCCCTAAATGGCACCAAGCAACGGATGCCCAGATCAGCGAGGGGCTCATGCTGTGTGGTTATTCGGAAGCGTATGCTACCAAGCGCATCCGCACAAATAGCAACATGAAGAGCAAGAAGTAGCTATGAATATTACAATCAAAATTACTCATAGCAATGGCACTGTGATGGAGATCAACATCCCTGTTCTTGATTCTGCTGCTGTTTCCATGCCTATTGCAGTGACACCAGACGAGCCACAAGCGGCATCAGAACCGATTGTTCTAGTGGAGGAAACGCAGCCTGATATTCCGAGCTTTGTGGAGGAAAAGAAGAATGAGGAAGGAGAGCAATTTAAATGCACGGACGGTTTCTACGCGATTCCAGATGCGCTCTACTCGGACTTCTGCGCTGCCTTTGGTGCGCCCACAGTCGAGCGTGAACTAACCAAGGCTAGACTTTGGTGTGAGACAAACCAGCAGAACCGCAAGACTCGCCGCGGCATGGGACGCTTCCTCAACGCCTGGCTGTGTCGTGCTCAGGGTGAGCCGCGTACACCCGTAAAGGGGCGCTCTGGCTCACTGCTGGATAGCTGCACTAACTCCGCACAAGGCTGGTAATGGAGCCACCCATCGAAAGCGAGCGTGGCATCGCAAGCATTACGTTAAACAATCCTGAGCTTGTGCTCAACGCAGTTTCGGATGCCGGTTTCAACCCAGCCTTCATGGCTGACTTAGTGAGCCGCTACGTTGTGGAGATTGTGTTAGATCAGGTATCTAGACGAGCCGTGTGTGATGCCCGGATTGTTTTCGAGCATGTCCGCGGCAAGTTGCCTGACTTTCAGTTTCACCAACTGACTGACCTGTACACGCTTATGCCGATTCCCTCTGCTCTTAGGGAGTTGATGGGCATCGTCAAATCCGCTGCGAAACGCCGTGCTCTGGCAGCGATTTTATCCGAGGGACAGAAGCATCTGGAGTCGCCAGACATTACCACCGCTGAGCTAGTCAACACGCTGCACTTAGGTATCGAGAAGGTCCGCGGCGAACTGCACCCGCCGGCAGTGCTCGACACTAAGGCGCTCATCATGGATGCAATCACTCGCTACCAGGAGGGTGATGACATCACGC